ATTATGCATGAATATCGCAAATTATCAGATTCACTTGCCGATGGGGGAGCGCAGTCACCCCTCGTCATCGGGGGCAATGGGGGAGCGCAGTCACCCCTCGTCATCGGGGGCAATGGGGGAGCGCAGGCACCCCTCGTCATCGGGGGCAATGGGGGAGCGCAGTCTCCCCCAGCAGCAAAACAACAACTAACACAAATGCAACGTGATTATTTCATAATTCCAGAAGAATTGCAATTATTAAGGCAATATGCTGGGGCTTATTCAAGTTTTATAGGTAGCCCGGCACATGCGGGAAAATTGCAATTTGATTTATGGGGAAGCAATAGTGCATCACCCGATGATGCAGAAATAGCTGTAAAGACTACATTAGATTGGGCAACTTTGAAGAGTGATATTGCAAAACATGGAATGCGGAATTCATTATTGATTGCATTAATGCCAACTGCATCAACGAGTCAGATTAATGGATGCAATGAGTGTTTTGAACCATTTACTAATAATATTTATACACGGCGAACATTAGCTGGATCCTTTACAGTAATTAATAAATATTTAATCACTGATTTATTAGAATTAGGATTATGGACATCAGAAATGAAAGATAAAATCATATTAGCAAATGGAAGTATTCAACATATTCCAGAAATTCCTACTAATATTAAACTATTATATCGTACAGTATGGGAATTATCACAACGCAGCATAATAGATTTGGCTGCTGATAGAGCGCCATTTATTGACCAAACACAATCCATGAACCTATGGTTGCAAGATCCAACATATCAATCATTGACTTCAATGCATTTCTATGGATGGCAAAAAGGCCTAAAAACCGGCATATATTATTTAAGAAGCCAAGCTAAATCAGCTGCACAAAAATTTAGTGTTGATATAGACTTACAACAACCACTGCCATCACCACTTATATCCACATCCCTGCTGCAACCACAACGTATTGTAGTTCCATCTACTCTAATATCCGATGGAATTACATTAGCTAGCGCTAGTGCTGCCGCAACTAATGATGATACAGAAAGTGATGAAGTATGTTCCATGTGTTCCGCATAATATTGTGCTATACATTGCGCAATGCATCGCGCAATGCATCGCGCCACACATACTTCTAAAAAAAATAATATAATAATTATATTTCTTGTTTTTCTTATTGTTCTTGCGTTCTTATTGTTCTTGCGTTCTTTCTTGTTGTTTTATGATTTAGTTATGTACTAACTGAATCATATTGCATCCTACTATACCATAATTATAAATAGTGCAAAGACGTAGCAACAGCAGCAATTACTAAGTTGCTGCAGGGGCGATGGGTTTAGCATCACTGCTTTTAATTTGCGAATAGTAAAAGTCAATATTATGTAAATGTTCAAGAATAGTATGATATGCTAATGATTTGTAATATATTGCAACTATTTTTTCATTTACAGTAACATGTGTTCTTAAATATTCGCTGTGCAATATGCGACATACGGAATAATATGCATGTGGAATTCTTCCAATCTCACGTTTAATGAAATAGTTTATGTAAAATGTGGCAGTATCAGTAATTAGTACACGAACTAGTGCATCAAACTCCTTAAATATTTGTTGCAAATAGTGATCATCAGTATCAAAGTGTTGTATAAATTCAGCTACAAAATCAGTAGTACTATGATAACTTTCACGTTTTTGGTCTAGACTAATAGGAATCACTGCACGGTATTGATTAGGATAACATGTGATTAGATTCCAATAAATTGCAAATAATTGAGTGCGCGAAGTATATCCGCGATGCAGGGGAGTATTACCACGCAAATGTAGTAGTTGTGCATATTTTAGTGCTTTAATGGATACACACCAACCAGAACGGGATTTAATAATAAATCCGACTGGACTAGTATTAGTAATAATATCGTATAAAGTAGGATTACCACGCATAAGGCGCATGAGATGACGTACTGACATAGTAGGATATTCTAATAATTCAAGAGGCTCAACACCTTTTATAATTCGTGGAATATTTAGTATGACACCATATTCTGTAAATATAGAAGCAATAGCTGTTGGATCTTGTTGTATAACTGCTGGATTATCAATTAATAGTGATAATGCTGGTAATTGCATAGTTGCTGTAGTATCAACTGCGAATTGTGCAATATATTCATTCCAATAAAGTGTAGATTGAGAATAATCGCGGAATGTATATGCAGCAATTAGCATGTTGCGATATACGGGTGGTGCATATTTTTTGGCAATATAATTCAATGGATGTGTAATGTTAAATACAAGACATAACTTATTAAGCACTGTGTGTGGGACTTTTTTAATATCCATATTAGTGCGAATGCAATTATCAAGAAACATAACATTGGTAGGCATATCATAATTGCTAAAATTGGATACGCCACCAATTAAGGAACGTGTGGATAATGCTGCGCTTGCCATCATAATATCTTTAGTAATTGGCTCTACAAATTTAGCATCACTATCAATATGCCACAATTCTGCAAGAGCAGTATTACATATCAACATCGTACGTTCTGCAAATTCCTCTATCCATATCTCATCATCATAATGCGGCTGTTCTTGTTCTTGTTCCTGTTCTTGTTCTTGTTCTTGTTCTTGTTCTTGTTCTTGTGCAGTTGCTGATGATTCAACTACACTTTTTGCGGGTGCTTTAACTACAATGCCGGCAACAGCATCCGCAATATCAGCAGCAGCAGAAGCGGCAGCAACAGCGGCAGCAGCTACTGCAGATGGATTTGGAGTAGGTAGTTTCCACTGTGCAAATTCAGGAATATTAACATGTGTGCGAAATTCCGAGATAGGACATGTTTTAGGCATTCCTATGGATAATATAGCCATATTTCTAGTATCAAGTACTAAATGGCGACATAATCTAACAATAGGATCAGATGGATATTCCGCGGGAGATTGATAATGCAACAATACTATTGATGATGTATCTACACCATAAGTACCATGCTTCAAGAATGTACGTTTAATCCCTTTTTCGCGATATAAGGCAAACAATAATGATGTAATATAATTATTGTAGTATTGATAAATATCCAATTTAGTTGTTTCATAGTATTGCTTAAACTTCTCATCAACATAACGATAAAAGGCTGCTAGCAATAGTGGCAACTGCTTCATATTGCTAAATGCAACAAGAATTGTTGCAATCATAAAATAATATAACTAATAACAATTTTGATATTATTCTGTACTACTTTTGCTATTTTAATGTGGAGAACATTAAAAATTGTTATATGCAATATTAAAATAAGTTATATTACACTTGATTGCAAGCAAATATAATGTTCAAACACAGTAGAAGTATAAGCGGAAGCAGCATGAATATCACTGATTATATATTATCAAGTAAACCACTTGGAAAAGGTGCATTTGCCGAGGTGTTTCTTGGTACTAATAAATATGATCCTACTCAGTTGATTGCTGTGAAAATCATAAAATATGTAGAAAAATATCGTAAATTAATAGATCGCGAATTGGAAATTCATAGTAAATTGCATCATCCTAATATTGCTGAATTATATAGTTATATAATTGATAGAAAAAGGAATATAGTGTATATGATGATGGAATATTGTGTTGGTGGTAATCTTAAAGATTATCAACAAACACATAGTTTCACTGAAATTCAATTGCAAACTATTATGCGGCAAATTGTTGCTGCGCTACAATATTTGTATGAACATAATATATTGCATAGGGATTTGAAGCCACAAAATATATTGCTAGATATGAATAAAACAGTTAAATTAATTGATTTTGGATTAGCGCGTGAATTTAATGAATATGATTTAGTGGATACTACGATGGAAATTAATGTATTTGATACGTTTTGTGGTAGTCCTTTATATATGTCACCTGAAATGTTTAGACGTACTAAATATGATACTACTACTGATTTATGGTCATTGGGCATCATACTCTATGAATTAATAACTGGAAAAACCCCATATCACTCTTGCAATTATGCTGAATTATATCGCAAAATTATGCATCCTATCTCTCTTCCTACACAGTATTATAGTAGTCTATCAGCTGATTGTATTGATTTATTGACTAGATTACTGCAAATTGATAGTGTGAATAGACTAAAATGGGCTGAATTATTTGCACATGTATGGATAGCAGTAGATACGGAATTAGCCCATGAAAATTCACTATTAGAACATCCATTATTATTTGAACTATTACATTTGCATAAACCAATTCCAAAAAATGGCTCATTTGGACAACTGACTGGATTAGTACAGGGGGTATGGCGGGGCTGCGCCCCGCAATTCCCCCTAAACCCCCATGATGACGCCCATGTACAAGGCACAGCCCCGCAATTCCCCTTAGACCCCCATGATGACGCCCATGTACAAGGCAAAGCCCCGCAATTCCCCTTAGACCCCCACTATGACACTAATGTAGGGGGTATTGAGGGGCATCGCCCCCAATTCCCACATGACCCCCATGATGACGACGCCAATGTGGCGGAAGATGCAGCTGGGGGTGACTTCGCCCCCCCATTACCCCCAACGGATGCAGTGCAATCCGTTCCTATAGCTGAGAGTAGAATGGCACAACAACAGCAGCAATCTACTAAAAAAGTGCAATTAATGCTGGGGGATAGTGAAGGGGATAGTGTATTGCAACATAGTTTTACAGCTAGTATCACTAAATTATTAGAATCCGCATTATTGCAAGATTACAATATTGTCCTTAATCCTTTATCAGTCAGTGATTGCGATGGCAAAGACAGTGAAACAGCATTAGCAGTATCTGCTGCAGTTACTACAGCTGTAGCAGAACCCATGCACATTCAACATATATCTAGCGGACACCGCCGCGAACAAATGCGTCGCTATGAATATAGCGATGATGATGGAACTACAAGCATGGATTTTCAATTTGTAAAAATGCAAACAGATTTGAAATATGTAACACCACCCGATCATACCTATACTGAAGGCGATACAAATAAACTAGCAAAATTTTGGCATTCTAGTATTCGTATTCTTAAAACTTCCGTTCGTGATACTTATGACTATCTCAGTAGCAATATTAAAAGCGTCTAGATTATATTGATAAGCTGGTGTGCTATTGTAACTAAGATTATAAAAGAAATGCTAACATTATATTAGTTTTTTTGTAATTCAAACACGATGCAGTAGCACTATTATGCGTTAGAAATGAGTATTATGAAGGTGGCGATGATAAAGACATATATGCTGTAGTAAGGATGAGTTGGCGAATAGTAGAATCATGGCAACACTTGCTACATTGCCCCGCGCGCAATTCTTCTTCATAAGCAGAATAAATAATGTGTGCGATTTCTGCACCATCTTCAGTAACATAGCGGGATGGCACATGATTAACAAGGTATGTCACTAATTCAGTAGCACATTGTAGATGTTCATCATATTTCTCTGGAAGTGGTTGCGGCATTCTATTTTCTCTTTCCAATATACTGAAAAAGTTCCGCACATGCCGATAACTATCACTTTGTGACATCTGATGTTCCGATTCAAATACACTTGACACAGCCCGCTTTAATGCACACGCACTAGCATACACAGCTTTCCACGCCATTCTCTCAATTGCTATATTTATTGTTTTTATTGTGTTCCCTTTCAATTTTCAAAAGTATTGAGATATTACTTCCAACCAATTCATATTCAGTTGCATCAATTAATCTACTAATACATAAATGGATAACCATCAGCGCATAATAAACAACACTATTATACGCTATTTACGTCTGCGGGGTCGCAAATCAGCTGCAACTAAAACACGCCGCTATTTCCTTATTAACATCAAATATTACACAAGTGATGGTACTATTAAATCCATCTCAAAAAGTAAAGAAATCACCCCAACTACTACTATAATATCCACAGTATCATCACCATCACCATTGCCATCGGCATCGCCATTATCGTCAGCAACTAAAAAGGGAGTCACAGCAACAGTTAAAAAACGGAGCATAGCATCATTATATTATACAAAATTAGGACTAATCACACAACATGAATGGGAATATTTAGCAAATTATAAAGAACACTACAGCGAAATATTCGCGAAATATTGCGCAGCGTATACAGCTGTTACTAATAAGCCGCCATTCTTTATAATTGGGGGGCGTATCCCCGCAATACCCCTGGGGGTGACTTCGCTCCCCCATCGCCCCCTTGTCCCTGGGGAGCGAAGTCACCCCCAAATCTATGTTGGTTGTGCTGTATTATCATCTGAATTACAGCAACGCAGCAATAGTAGCACACTTAAAAGTATATCATTTGCAGCGCCGTTAACATGGGTAATTTATCAGGTATTTCCAGTTGCTAAATATATTTTAGTACTAAAATCATCAGATGAACACAAATATTACAATGCAAATAAAACTCAATTGCAAAAACAATATCATGGCGTTTTTATTCCTTCTCAGCAATCACTCCAAATGTGGAATTATTCCAATGTCAAATATGCTAAAATACTAGGTTAATGCTTATAATGCAGCAACCTAGCAAAAGTGCTACTAAAATATATTGCAAAAACACAAAGAACTGCACGACACAAAGCATAGCACAAAACACATCACAAAAAATGAATAATAGTGATACAACAGAAGAAGATGACCCAACAGGTGGCAATGATTTGCATGATTTCCTAAGCATATCAGTTGGAAATAATAAGGAAACACGCAACTATAAAACAACAGACCATGTGCAGCAATATATTATAACATGTTTCAAATATTTATTAGTTGTAATTATATTTACATGCAATTTTTTAGGATTATCCGTTGCACTAAATTGCAACATTAATGAAGATTTAGGCAAACGTATTATAAGTGGTATATTTGCATTTTTGTTCGGATTCATATATTTATTAGTCAATTATTATACATTTAGAGTGCTAATCAAGGGGAATATTTGCCCTATGAATCCAACTAAATTATTCCCGTTTTTCCCCGATAGTACTACTAATGTTGTTAATGCAGCTGTATTATAAAATTGAATGCATTGCTGTCTATCCACCTATCCACCTATCTACCTATCTACCTACTTACTCCGCAGAGACAAATAAGAAAGAAGCGGACTGTAACATGAGATATAATAGTATATGGCTATCCATAATAGTTACTAAATTAGCAGAATTATGTCGCGCAGTAGTTGCTATTTATGGACAATACATTACATATGCGGATATCATCATATTACTGCAAGAATTAAAATCAGCATGCAAATTCACATGTAATAAGAACTATCAGCGCAAAAAGAGGCGAAAGTATGTAATAGAAAAAGAACGATGTCATGCACGATGTTGGACATCCCAAAGTGTAAAAGGAAAACAATGCAGTAAACAGCGAGTTATTGGTAATTTATGCACGTCGCATCATGCTAATTTAGCACATGGATTATATGCTGCACCAATAACCCCGGAATTATTAGCACATTTTAATTCTCATCATCACCGCACTACTAAAGCTGACGCGCTAATTTAGGAATCAAAGAACTTATATTCATTATCAATTTCTTTCAGTTCAAAATTAACTTCTTCTAATTCCGTATCATCTTCTAATAAATCGGAAATATGTTGTGCTGACATTACTTGTGGCATTTGTTTAGAAAGATTCATCACTTTTACTTGTTTTGTTAGCGGTTTTTCATCTTCTGGTGTAGGTAGTTGCTGTTCACTTGGCATCGCATCGTATTGTGTTTTTGGTGTCACTTTTGAGGATATTGTTGTATCTAAATTCGCAGTGGAATGATGTTGCTGCTTCTCTGATTCTGCAATATCTTTGTGGTTAGTTGGCATAGCGAAGTCTCTGTTGCTAGCATGCAATGCTTTTAATTCTTCGCGAATAATTTGCCGTAAAGTTGCCGTCATTTCTGGTGTAGTTGTTGTGTCGCTATTGCTAGCACTGACATTAGCAATTGGCAACTGCACTGGCACAACATCAGAGTGGGATTGCGAAGTCTCTTCCATAGCCCCCGATGATTGGGTGCATGTATCATCTGATACAGCTGCATCAGCTGTATCAGATACGAGCCGTGGTAATGCTGTTGCTGGGGGTGACGTCGCTCCCCCATGCCCCCCAACAACTGCTGATGCTACTTCTGGTGTATTTAGTTCTTTTTTAATCATTTTCTCTAATTTCTTCAAATATTTAGTATTAATAGGCTGCTTGATATCTTCCGTTGTTGCATCATCATCAGTAGTCGTAGGTGTATTATCATTATCAGCAGAAGCAGTATCCGCAGCAGCAGTATCGGCAGTAGCATCAGCAGCAAAATACTCTTTAAGAATATGGCGCACTGGTAATTGTTTACGAATTGTATCAACAATACAATGTTCAATAATTGATTCTGATTCGCGCATATTCTTTTGATATTCGTATTTTGATACAATATCACTATATAAATATGGATTCTTCCAAAATTGGCGCGCTAATTCAATATAACATAAATGTAAAAAGTGACTTGCAGCTGGTATTTTAATACTAATTTTCTTTTTAGGTACTGCATTATTAATAATAGTCAATACTTTGATATGCGCAACATATATGACTTTAAGCAAATCCTCAATCCAATCACATTTACTAACTGATGTAATACGTTCATATTCCTTAATAATAATCTCTTGTGACCATTTAGGAATACGCGCTAATAAATCTTGAAATACCATAAGCACATCCTGAGGGCGGTTCTCATTAGCACATATTGTTTTAGCATCAGTATAAATACTCTTAATTCCAAAATACATTGGGTCTCTTACTATATTTATCAATTGTTTAGTATATTCCTCCTTAGCATCAGATAAAATCGCAATACTACTATTGCCCGCTGAATTATCCAATTCCTTGGACTCCACTATATTGCTCCTTGATGACATGGCAAATTAAACGCGCGCAAATTATACTAGTTTATTATTAATTGATTTAATACCATCACTAATAAAAACGAGAGCTAAATACGCAACATTTATCAGTATCATATCTACTGACTCACATTTACACATTGCGAAAACACAATAACAATAACAATAACAATAACAATAGCAATAACAATAGCAATACCTAAATATTATATTTAGACTATATTTAGCCGTGATTAGTACTGGATTGCACACCAAGGGGAATTTCAGTGTCAGGAATATGCAAACCGCCAACTTGTCCTACATTCTCAATTGCAAACCCCGGTTCCAACATCATCTTTTTAGCACTACATCCGCCTCCCTTCTGTGCTTTAGAATTTAATGCTGCTTGCTTATACATACCACCCTTTTGCATTTTCTTTGAATTCATAGTATGTTTATACATGCCACCCTTTTGCATTTTCTTTGAATTCATAGTATGTTTATACATACCACCCTTTTGCATTTTCTTTGAATTCATAGTATGTTTATACATGCCACCCTTTTGCATTTTCTTTGAATTTATAGTATGTTTATACATACCACCTTTTTGCATTTTCTTTGAATTTATAGTATGTTTATACATACCACCTTTTTGAGCCTTCTGCGAATGTGTGGGTTGCTTATACATGCCACCTTTTTGAGCCTTCTGCGAATGTGTGGGTTGCTTATACATGCCACCTTTTTGAGCCTTCTGCGAATGTGTGGGTTGCTTGTGCATGCCACCTTTTTGAGTTTTACGCGAATGTGTGGGTTGCTTATACATACCACCTTTTTGTGCTTTACGCGAATGTGTGGGTTGCTTGTGCATGCCACCTTTTTGCATTTTTGTAGTATTAGGGGGTTGTGCCATCCCGCCATGCATAATATGAACTGCTTCAGCACCTGATAATAAAGATGGCATATTACTATCAGTATCACTGCTGCTACTCATTGCATCTGATGTATTCATTTCTATAATTTGATATTTTTATTAATATTGCATATTTGACAGGCGCTTCTATATAAATACTATAAATGCTGGCAAAATTGAAATTAGTACTAATTAAAAAGTAAAAGCAACAGCAAAAGCAACGCCATCAACGGCACATATAAGTATGGCAACACTGATACCAGAGTGCAGCAGCAGTGGGGGAGTTGTTCCTACATATTATGCACGCAAATACATAAAACAATATAGTGCGCTGTTAGAATATCAAGATGTCCATTTATTAGTAAGTGGCCCTAAAGGATGTGGGAAACTTGCTACTATATTATATTTGCTACAACAAGTTGGCATGTATAATTCTCATGCAACTACATGGAAAGAATATAGTACTAAGTATGATAGTGATACACTCACAAAATTCAAACATACATCGCATGGTATTTACTTACTCAATTGTGCACAATTAACAACTAATGTAGAATATGTTGCATATACTAATAAAATTCATGATTTCTGTCACTCTGCTAAAATAAAGGATACAGCAGCACAGCGTCAAACTACTAAATTAGTGCTGATATTGAGAAATGTGCATGCATTGCCGGCGCTATATCAAAGGAAACTAGCATATAATATTGGCAGCAGTAGCAGTGCAACGTCAGTACTATTCATATTACTCACATCTAATCTCAGCCGAATTACTTCTCAAATTCGGTCACATATTCCCACTATAGTGAGAGTGCAAGCATTTTCACCAATAGCATTCAAAAATCTATGCACTAAACACTTGCATATAGATATTCGTAATAATGAATTAATAACACAATTATATGATATTTATATTGCTAATCAGTGCAATTTGCAGTATACTTTATGCCAATATGCTGCATCAGATGCATCAGCTGCATCAATTGCAGAAGAGTTACATCCCCAAGCAAATAGCACTGATGAACTAGAGAGGCGGTATCCACTACTAGGCACACCTGTGCAATATAAATTAATAATGCCACTTGTTACACAATATAGTAAACTCACAGCAATAACTAAACTAATTGGAGTTCGCAATTATATCATATCGTTATTAGCATTAAATATTGACAGTAATATGATTATCAGAATCGCATTATCAGGATATTTACAACTAAAATCAGCACCATGTCATGAGCTTATTGCAATTGCAGCACAAAGTAGTCAGATGTTAGCGAAATCAGGAAGACATTTACCAGTATTAGAGAACTTTATCTATAAATGTATTAATGCATATTTTTCACCGCGTATTATTCAACTTAAACAATGTATTTAAGGGATATAAGATAATTTGATACAGTGAAAAGAATGGCAGTAATACAAGGTGGTGTTGGGGGAGCGAAGTCACCCCCAGAAGCAGTACCATTTGATAGTGTGTATATAACAGGTTCTAAAAACAAAATATCCAGCAAACAATCACTATTAATTATTCCAATAGTGAAGTTTTTTAATAATCCCGAAAATATGAAACAATTAATAGGATTATTAAATGGGGAAATCTATGGCACAGAATTACAAGCATCATCATCAGCAATATCATTGAGATTAGTAGATTGGTTTGTGACTAATTATTGTAAAAAATACAATATTATGTATAATAAGAACATTTATAAGAAAAGGACGGGGGTATTATCTAATCAATTTGAGAATTACTTTTTCGTGCATGATAATTATAAAAGTCAACTCAAAGAATGCAGTAAAAACAATTTTGACCCATTTTGTCGGCGTGAAAGAGTGCGATTTTATTATAAACCTAATACATATTTCCTAACTACTGTTGGCCAATTGAATTTTTTCAAATGGGCATTGGAACATTATGTAATAGATTATATACGTGATAATCTCAACAGTATAGAACTTGATATGAATGAGGCATTATTAACATATTCTAAACAAGATCGGAAAGCTACTAAAAAAAAAAGATATCCTCCAGCTAGTAGTGATGTTGCAACATCACCCGCTGATGAATTGAAACCTAGAACAAAATCACACAAAATATCATTGACGCGCAACAAGCGAAAAGAACTATCAAGTATGAAAAACAAGTCTTACACCAAATATAGCATTCCTACTGTTCTTACTTTTGAATAATTGTACTTAACATTACGCCACCATTTCCGATTGCTTAACAATCATATTCATCATCATCATCGCTATCAGCAGCGCCGCATGCTCGTTTGCTATGTCCTGTAGCATCCACTTCTGCTGTGGCTGCAGCAGATGCAGCAGATGCAGCTGTATTAGCATATATTGTTGGTTTTTGGGTTATTGTTTGTATTTCTGGGGATGCATCATCTTGTGCAACTTCATAATTTTCAATTAAATAGCGATGTTTGCGATATGTGGTTAATCTTATGCGATTCCAATTGTAGAAATTGCTAAATTCATCCATGATATCAATAATTAGTGGTACATGACTTCTTTCAGTTTTAGTTTTTCTCATAATTCGGCCAATTGATTGTACAATATTCTTTTTAGGTGTTGTCAATATTAAAGTATTCAATGATGGACAATCAAATGCTTCTTCCGCCATAATATAAGTTGCAATTATTATTCGCTGCGCAGCACTTACATTCAAATCACGTTGTTTCATTCCACCTAAATATAAACCAATTGCTACACCATCCCACCCATCTTCTGATGTGCGGCGCGCTATAATTAGTGCTGATATCATCTTCGTTAGCACAGTTATATGATCAAGGCGGCTGCTAAGAAGTAAGATAGTGCGACCATCTGATATTAAATCGGGGATGAGGTTTGCTATGAATTGAGTGCGTGGGGCGAATGTAGTTATATTAGTTTCCATCGCAATAGTGTTTGGTTTATGTCTATAATTTACTACTGCGCGGCAATATGCGGGGGTATTGCATGCAAATAGATAGCGTTTAACAATTGCATCTGGATCATCAGCAGTAGAAGTTGCACCAAAGGATGTTGCTGCATCTGAATAGATAATATTACCCAAATAGTAATAAAATACATTTTCACATCCATCAGTTCTTTTTGGTGTTGCACTGAGACCCAAAGTATACGGAATACACCATTTAGTAAGCACACGACAAAACTGCCGCGCACCTAAATGATGACATTCATCCACAATTACTAAACCAAATTGCTTAAATATAATTGCTGGAAAATCACTATCTTTGCGGGGATCACTGAGACTCTGAATCATGCCGATGACAATATCTTTATTATGTACATCAAATTGTTTCCCTTGAATAAATCCAATACGCACTTGCGATAAGAATTGTGCAGCACGTTCTTTCCATTGATGCGCTAAGAATTCCTTATGCACTAAGATTAATGTTTTAACTCCTAATTTAGCAGCAATATTCAATGCCATGACTGTTTTCCCTTTGCCGCATCCTACAGAAATAATCCCCCCACCACATGGCCGTCCAACTACTGCAGCCATATACTTATCAATTATCATAGTTTGATAGTCACGCAATTGTTCAGTTCCAGCAAATTTAATTGTGACTTTTTCCACATGCTTAAATGCTAATTTATCTGGAATACCAAACATAGTAAGCCCAAAATGCATAGGAATTACTAAATATGGCGGTTCTACATCATCAATGAGTTGGTATAATATGTATGGTTCAACAATATCTGTACTATATCCTTCACATTTGCGAGGTGTTATAGTCAATTTCTTTTTAATCTCAGCGAAATTCGGAATTGAACTACATAAAACACTATATCCCCGAATATTCAACATTGTATGGTGATGGTGATAGTGCTGATGATGATGGGTGTAGAACGTGCGTGTGTGTACTGCAGTTTTTAGTTGATGTGGATATTATAGTAAGTAATAAGTATGCTACATACGCATAAACAATTTTGCTAATTTTGCTAATTTTGCTAATATCACTATTTTTTAATACAAATTTATGAATTTTGCTAAAATTGTTGTATGGCATCTTAGATTAGTATGCTACTCATGCTATGGCAACCAGTGCCACTGCCGCTGCAACTGCGAAGCGCATAGCAAAGGCAACTACTAGAAAAGCACCAAAGAAAAAGACTGGAACATTGCACAGCAACAGCGAATATTACACAGCATCATGGATGCAATACAATCTACAAGGTAACCCAGAACGTGTGTTTCGCACAATGAAACGTGGATTATATGGGGATAGTTGCAAACATTCGGACTGTGCGCCAAGTGGTGAAGTAACTGCATGTACATATTGCTATGCATTTGTCACTCATTGTGTGAGTTGTTGGCGTGTGACTCACATTGGACGTGCACAAACACAATGGATTTGCATCCAAATGCCATACACTTACCAATGCTTGACATGCAACAATAGTGTTGCTATCGCTGCATCTGACACTTCTTAGTACATTGTTGCCACACATGCTACTAATGTAAAACTATGTAAGCATACAATAAATGGTGACTACTATGCAACAAATAAAATTTGCATTGTTATATTTTTTATTTCGCTATAAATTAGCTAACATTATTAGTCATCAGATATGCCACGGCACTAAAGGCGGTGCTATACAGAAATTAGCACGAATGCTTTTAGTATGCCTTTTTATGTGCATAATATGTAGTATTATCGTATTGCATTTAGTCTTTTAGCATTGGTCTTTTAGCATTGGATTTAAAAGATATATATGAGAATAATAAATGAGTGGGAATGGCACTGCATGGATAGTTGTGATAGTATATTTCTTAATAATAACAGGCATTATTACTGCTATTGGTGTGGGAATATGGTATAGCAAAACAGCACACTTTACAGATTTGCAACAATTGGCAACATCACTAAATAAAATCAATAAATACAAAACACTATATCACATGCGCCATGGATAAATATCATATCACATCTGTTTCCGTTAATCTTTGTGACTTGTTCATACAGTCATGTCATCTAATTACGTGCTAATATAACTTGATAATGGATAGAATAGTATGATATTGCTTGTTTCTTTTTTTAATATCTTGTGTAGCTCGCTTCGCTCGCAATGCCATTGCACTTAATTAGTGCTAATTTTATAGAACAAATGTAATTGCTTATTTCTTTTTTTAATATCTTGTGTGGCTCGCTTCGCTCGGAATACCATTGCACTTAATTAGTGCTAATTTTATAGAAAACAAATGAAACTGCTTATTTCTTTTTTAATATCTTGTGTGGCTCGCTTCGCTCGCAATACCATTGTACTTAATTAGTGCTAATTTTATAGAAAACGGATGAAACTGCTATAATAGCGGTTTGTGAATATTAAAAACAAAAATGCTAACTAAATAACCACCATGTATTGCATTTAGTAATATTTAAAATGCAAAAGGCCATAATATAACGATGCAATGTCTGCACAATGCCCGTTTAGCTGGCGTAAGCCATACCACCCATACCACTCATGATGCGGAGAATGTTGTAATTTACGGCATATACCTTCAGTACTTGGGCAACGTTGGCAGTATAAGTGATTTGCATGATAGCATTGTCAATACGGGAGAAGTTGCAAGTACCAGATGGCTGATGTTCCTCCGGGGATAGGGCAAAGGAATACACATAGATATATTGCGCCCATCCTTGGAGAGTTGTGGGAGTAGCACGGGGGACTTGAGTATGATGCTCAAATGGTTGTACACGACGGAAGTAATCAGCGGGGCGCACTGAGAAACGATCATGGCCATTAAGTTGCAGTTTGCATTGAGTGAATGAATCGGATGTAGCACCAGTTGCTGAGATTGCACCACCAGAGAAATTAAACCATGCATTATTTCCGCTTAAAAGAGAATTATGGGTTGCGAATGCCGACCCAGCAGATGTTCCATGATCATTTGTTACATGTACCCAAATTAGTTCCGCTACTGGATGATTAAAGTTCAATGTTACATTTTTAGATGTAGTGTTAGCAGCAATACTTTCATCACCAGTAAATTGCACTTGCTTAATCAGATATTCATGACTGACTTGGGCAAATCGGCGACGTTCATCAGTATCTAGGAAGATATAGTTGACATATAATTTAATGTTAACCGTGCCAGCTGTTAGAGCACCTGTAGATAGTGCAGGTGACATCCATAAGTCATTCAAGTCACGGAATGTCAATTTCAGTTTAACTTCATGATACTGCAGCGCAATCAATGGCAATGCTAGTCCCGGATTAGTATTAAACCAGAATTGAAGGGGAATATATAGGCGCTTAGCAGTTGTTGCATTATTAGCTGTATTAGCGGCGGCTTCCATGTTCTGATCATCATTACCCTGCCAATTTCCAACCATATCATCATATCCTACACGTTTTGAAGCTAGCGTAGATAGTTCAGTCCAAATATTCATCCATTCACCATGCTGACGATCAACCAATGTGCCACCAATCTCAATTTCAGCTGTTTTAACCATAGCATTACCAACACCATAAATCCACCCTGGTACAGAGCCGCCGCCAACAGCAAGTGTTGGCAGCAATACTTCCAAATACATCTGTTGAATCAAGTCCCCATTACGGCTAATTATCGCAGTTACTGATTTCCCAAAATCTGGTGTTCCATTAAATGTTTGTTCAATTTCCTCAGTTGCAAAATTAGTATAGCGCCGATATACAATCTTAAAGAAGGTAATTTGGGGATTAGATGTAAGATAAATATCTTGTGCACCAAAAGCACCTAAACTAACAAGAGCGCCAGACATTCTTTTTTATTGTTATGCAATATTTTTTTATCATTTTCATCCGTAAAATGAACGCACACTATATTACGCACTAATATACCCCCTAATTACATATCGTATCACTCATAAGCAGCGAAGAAAATAAATGAAATTAATGAGATTAATGCATTAAATATAATAGTATTTAAGTGATATAACGGCACTTATAATAATACTGAAAAATATGTTGCATAACTAAGCAAATCTAAATATGTGTAACATTACATTTACACAACAACACCCAAATATAAAAAACTAATAATACACACGCACAACAACTAGAACTTTAAAGACAGCATAGCAGCACTACATCACTGTTTAACTAGCGTAAGCCATACCACCCATACCACTCATGATGCGCAGAATGTTGTAATTTACTGCGTATACCTTCAGTACTTGCGCAACATTATTAGTATAAGTGAGTTGCATGATAGCGTTGTCAATACGGGAGAAGTTGCAAGTACCAGATGGTTGATGTTCCTCTGGGGATAGTGCAAAGGAATACACATAGATATATTGTGCACGTTCGGATAGTACTGCTCGCGGTACTTGAGTATGATGTTCAAATGGTTGTACTTTACGGAAATAATCAGCTGGGCGCACAGAGAAGCGATCATGACCATTGAGTTGCAATTTGCACTGAGTGAATGAATCAGTGTTTGTAACTGCGCCACCTTGAACTGCACCAGAGAAATTGAGCCAGTTATTTGCAGCGCCAATTGCGTGGCCAGCTAGGGTGCTGCCAGCAGATGTAGCATGGGCATTTGTGACATGTACCCAAATTAGTTCCGCTACTGGATGATTGAAGTTCAGTGTAACATTCTTAGATGTAGTGCTTTGCGCGATGCTTTCATCTCCAGTAAACTGGACTTGCTTAATTAGATATTCATGACTGACTTGGGCAAATCGGCGACGTTCATCAGTATCCAAAAAGATATAGTTGACATATAGTTTAATATTAACTGTTCCAATAACTGAAGTATCTGCAATTGCGTTATCAGCAACCCATAAGTCATTAAAGTCACGGAATGTCAATTTCAGTTTCACTTCATGATACTGCAGTGCAATCAATGGCAATGCTAGCCCGGGATTAGTATTAAACCAGAATTGAAGGGGAATATAGAGACGCTTAGCAGTTGTAGCGAGACTAGCGCCTCCTGTAGCTGGTGTAGCATTTTGCTGAGTGTCACCCCACCAATTTCCCACCATGTCATCATACCCAACGCGTTTGGCTGCTGGCGTAGATAGTTCAGTCCAAATATTCATCCATTCACCATGCTGCCGATCCACTAATGTGCCACCAATCTCAATTTCAGCTGTTCTAACTAGAGCGTTACCAACACCGTAAATCCAGCCTGCTAAAACGGGATCACCATCATCGGCATCAGTCAACACAATTGTGGGCATTAGCACTTCCAAATACATCTGTTGAATTAAGTCCCCATTACGGCTAATTATCGCAGTTACTGACTTCCCAAAATCTGGTGTTCCATTAAATGTTTGTTCAATTTCCTCAGTTGCAAAATTAGTATAACGCCGATATACAATCTTAAAGAAGGTAATTTGGGGATTAGATGTAAGATAAATATCTTGCGCACCAAAAGCACCTAAACTAACAAGCGCGCCAGACATGTCTTTTTAATTGTTACATCAGATATTTTCTTGCCTTTTTCAGGGTATTTAAACGCTAGTATATCGCACTCACTTATTCCATTATATAACACTAGCATACGCCACTTCATCTATCACTATAACAGAGAGAAAAATAAACGCGCATGTGTGCAACTATGGGGCTTTTGTCTGAATACAGTAGCAGTAGTAAGGAACTTGACTGCGGATGATAATTGTTTTTAATATTAAGAATACTGATATCAACTAATAAAAAGAATACTTAAGGGAATAGTTTCTAATAGCAGTCAATTGATGTCGCATTTGATAATAGTTGAATCACCGGGAAAGATTGCGAAGATAAAATCCCTATTAGGGGCGCAGTATTCAGTTGTTGCAAGTGTAGGCCATGTTATGGGTATGGATCCTAAAAAACTGGGATTTGATATTGATAATCAATATATGCCAGAATACATTATAATGCCTGATAAGAAGGATATTGTTGCTAAATTGCGCACAGCTGTAGCGAAAGCAGCACGGATATATTTATGTGCTGATGCGGATCGCGAGGGTGAAATGATAGCATATAATTTGCTGACACTTTTAGGATTATCCACAACAGAGACAAATCGGGCAACATTTACTGAAATTACAAAAACAGCAATAACAGCAGCACTCAGTGCGCCACGAACTATTGATATGAATTTAGTGCATGCGCAACAAGCGCGGGCTGTGTTGGATAAACTCATTGGATATAAAGTTAGTCCAGTATTATGGCGGCAATTTCATAATTATAAATTGTCAGCGGGTCGTGTACAATCCATTGTTACTAAATTGATAGTGGAACGCGAAACAGCTATTGCTGCATTTAATAAATCATGTTGTTATCCATTATTCGGTTCTTTTGAATCTGATGAACGGCGCAGCAGCAATCATGGGGGGGGCAATGTCACTCCCAGCAGCAGCACAACATTTACTATTTCATCGGCAGAATGCACTACAGTATTTAGTAATAAAGATACTGTGCATGCTGCAATGGAACAGCAATGTGTGCAAATGTATACGATAACGGATGCTGTGGAATCAACAGCGATAGAGAGGCCATCGCCACCGTTTATAACATCATCATTGCAGCAAGAGGCTAGTTATAAATTAGGAATGTCGCCAACTGTATGTATGAGAACTGCACAAGCACTATATGAAGCAGGATTTATCACATATATGCGCACAGATAGTCGCATATTAAGTGGAGAGATTCATAGTGAAATACGCAATTATGTGAGTGCTACGTATGGTGTTGAACATTATAATTATGTGCAATATGGTGGCGGCAGTAGCGCAGCAGTAATCGCGGGGGGGCATGGGGGCGCGAAGTCACCCCCAGTCATCGGGGGCTTTGGGGGAGCGAAGTCACCCCCAGTGGCACAAGAGGCACATGAGGCATGTAGACCAACACATATAGCAACTATGTCAGCACATGGGGATAAATTGACAGGACAACATGATAGATTGTATAAACTTATATGGCTTCGCACAGTTGCTAGTCAAATGAAACCAGCAACATTCAAAGTATTACAAATCCATATTGCTAATTGTGTAAATGATGTAGCAACGGGTACACTAATTACTAAAAAAGGCCGCAAACCAAAACTAAAACAATCAACTATTGAACTAGGAGTGGATGTAGCAGTAGCAACGGCAGAATCTATATGCCCCGAATATAAATATATAGCTAAATATCGCAAGATTGTATATGCGGGGTTTTTAATGTTATATCCACGTAGCGGTGGTAGTGCTGTGCAAATTGCTGATAGTGATGAGGCCGAAGATGAACAGCAGTCGGGGGGTATGGGGGAGCGATGTTCCCCCCCGCAGAAATATCCAGCGATGGATGTATCTGAAATGCGTGGCATGCGCTTAGTATGCACAGCACTAAATGCGCGAGAGAAGTGGAATAAACCGCCACATGGCAGATATAATGAGGCGAATTTAATAAAGAAATTGGAAGAATTAGGAATTGGAAGACCAGCAACGTATGCTAGTATGGTATCAAAGGTGCAAACACGGCAATATGTGGAATTAAAAACAGTTGAACCACGCATTGTCATAGGATATGCTTTAGAATGGCAGAGAAATAGCAGCAGTATTGGCTTATCTGTAAAAGAAATAGAGATAAAGGTGGATGGGGATAAGAATAAGTTATTCCCGACAAGTTTAGGGGTGATGATATCGCAGTTTTTGGATAAACAGTTTGAGATGTTTATGGATTATAAGTTTACTGCGAATATTGAGGAATTATTGGATAAAGTAGCAGCGGGGCAATATATATGGTGGAAAGTAGTTGATGCTGTTTATCAAATCATTAATCCTACTATTCTCACTCTTAAAACTTCCGCCGCTGCCCCATCAGCTGCTGTATACAAATCATTAGGAATCCCAGCTAATGGGGGCGAAGCAATAAATATCGTGACAACTGCGCGTGGATATGCTGTGTCTCAAGCAATTACATCAGCAGTTGATAGTGCGCCAGTGATACCAACAGCTCTTACTGCTAAAGGGAAACCACGTAAAAGAGTAGCGGCTGTATCAAAGATTAAATATAAATATGCATCTGTAGCTGTAGATGAAATTGATACAATTACATTGGATGCTGCGGCTGCGCTGCTGAGTTATCCACGAAGAATAGGTGAGTATGAGGGATGTGAAATAGTATTAGCGCGTGCGCATAATGTGTATTTGAAGTATAATGGGGCTAATTATAGCATTGATAAGTATATTGCAGCTATGAAGTCTGATATACCCCCTAACAGAACTAGGGGTCAAGGGGGAATTGCTGAGCAGATGCCCGCAATACCCCCTAATTTGCTAGGGATAACAGAAGCTGATGCAATTAGAGTATTACAGTATTATATAGGAGCTGCAGCAGCCCAAACAGCTAGCGAAGTAGAAATTGGCGAGTATAAGGTGAAGAAGGGGCCCTATGGATATTATATTAAATATAATAAGACTAATTATGCATTACCGAAGAAATATAAACAGGATGTGATGGGATTAACAGTGGATGAGTGTAAAAAAGTGATAGACAAAAAAAATAGTACTGTTGGACAGCAACAAGTAAAAAGAAAATGGCGACCACGAAAAAAATAAGATAGTACGCATTGTGGGGGTATACTGTTTAGAATACTGTATAAATAATTATTAGTGTGTAGGTTCTATATCTATAGAGTCATGTAAGTGTTGTTACGGTTGCTGCTATACATAGTACTAGGATTCATATAATCATTATTTTTAGTAGCTGTTTTTTTTTTAGTAGCTGCGTCTACAGTCATATATGTGCTATTTTTAGGTGATGCTGGTAGCGATGCACTTCGCAATTTAAATGCACGTTGCCGCTGCAATGGGCGCTGCACTGTCGCTGCCGCTGTCGCTGCGGATAATGATGCTGGTTTTCGCGATTCTGGTTTATATGCGCTTAGCGGTGTTGACAAAGGTAGCCATAATTTGCTGGATGATGTTCGGCGTGGCGAATTAGTAGCAGATTTTTTATGTGCAGTATGTGGCGGAAGAGGTTGCAATGGCCGTGTACTCGCCCGATTATAAGTATTAGCTGACTGATATATAGGATTTTTATATCGTGGAACTGCAGTAGTACTTAAGGGTGCTGATACCTTATTTGTTCTTTGTTGTGCATTTTTCAGTGCTTTTTTTTGTGCCTTTTGTGCCAGATAGTATTCTTCAAATTGGGACATGGGTCGCGGTTTAGATGAGTTGGTAGTTGTTCTTCCAGATGTACGTGTTTTATCACTTCTGCGTGGCGATAGTGCATTATTAGGTGCTTTATGCATTACTTCATACAGAGGTTGTGTAGATGTAGCAGACACAGGTGCAGAGTTTCTTTGGCGGCGTGGTACATTATAAATAGGTGCAGTAGAATGTCCAACCCTTAATTTAGGGTTTCCTTTTTCATTATGAGTGACATATAGAGGCTGGCTCTGCAATGGCAGTGCTTTACCATTGCGTTGTTGTGCAACTGTTTTCCAATTTTCATATAGTGGTTCTGGTTTACTGGATTGGAATTGTGTGCCACTCATGTTTACATATTGTGCAGTTGCTTTACCATTGCGTTGTTGTGCAACTGTTTTCCAATTTTCATATAGTGGTTCTGGTTTACTGGATTGGAATTGTGTGCCACTCATGTTTACATATTGTGCAGTTGCTTTACCAGATGTAGCTGGGAATCGTTCGCCACTCATGTTTACATATTGTGCAGTTTCTTTACCAGATGTAGCTGGGAATCGTTCGCTACTCATGTTTACATATTCACTATTATTTTTACGTGATTTTGGCCGCAATGATGCAGATTGTTGCACTGGAATCTGTTTAACGCCATTTGATGGCTTCCCCTTTCTGGTGTATTGTAGTGCTGATGATAATGGCCCATTCTTGGATCTGAGAGGCGGTCTGGTACTAATACCTTTTGATTTTGAGGGTGTTTTAGACTTGCGCATAAAACCTTTCCATCCCCATCCCATTATAATTTACATTAATATCATATTTTAATAATAAAGTGATTAAAATGATTATAGTGATTATAGTGATTATAGTGATAAAAGTGATAAAAGTGATTAAAGTGATTAAAGTGATTAAAGTGATAAAAGTCTTAGATAGGATATAAGGGAAATTACTAAGAATTAATGAGCTGTATTTAAGTATTTTGGTATTTTGGTACGCAATATATGTAAATAGGGCACAGCTCAGCCCAGATAATTTAGTGTTTTGTTACAATAAAAAGTGATATCGGTGCGCAATAATTATTGGCAACTGCCCTTATATTATGTGCAATTTATAAAAATGGGTTCAAGCGCGCACATCCCTAAACAAATGAATGCAATTGAACAGACATTAGTCTAATAAACACAATTATAAATTATAAAAATGTATGGGAAGATTTCCTCCTAGTAGCAGGCGCTATGCTGTCGTGATGCGCGGTTAGATGGTGTTACTGGTGTTGTAGTTGGCGGCCAATGGGTAGTTGTAGTTGTCGGATATGAATCAGTAATAATAGGTTGGCGAGCTATATGGGTATTTGTGGACATTAAGTATCCTAAATATCCCATTGATGCTACTAGAATAAAACAACCAAATGCAAGTACTGCTAATAAAACAGTGAGTTCTGTCATTTATTATTACAAGAGAAAAAATAACAAAAGTTACATAGAGCAAGTTCATCTTATCGCAGTGTATCTTATTGTAGTGTATCTTATTGTAGTGTATCTTATTGTACACAGATGGCATTATTATCATACCCATGCATAAGTTGGTTGCACATGTTTAAAAGTAAAATAGGAATATCCTGCTAGACCCCCGCAGGCTAATAAAAATATTAGAATTAGTATAACTAATAATGATACAGTTTTATCTGATGATATGAACATCATTTTATTTATTATTAGAAATTATTACAGCATGAGTAAGTTTATTTATGTGCTGGGGTGCTATATATAAACAGATTATAAAGCGCCCATACTTGAAACCCCATAATTATTAGTAAAATTAAAAGCATTACTATATACCAACCTAGAATTTGCGGCATTTTACTATATTATCAGAAATTATTTGAATTAGTTAAAAAAATAAGCATCCTCAATATAATATGTCATATACGTGGATAATCCAATATTAACTATAATAAGTACTCCAATAATACTTAGCAATGGATTATATTTAACGGATGATAGAAATGTAGTAAAAAACATCCATGCTACTATAATACCTGTGAAAATCAGCACAAAATTAGTTTGATTTATACGCACCATTTATTTTACTATTAGAAATAAATACAGTAGTCACAATGCCATATATTTGCATAATACAGAATTACCAGCATTACCGCTTAAATAGTTTGCCAACTTTACTAAGGGCAGTCACCAAGAATTATCGGGACGCGTTATCCATTTTTATTGCTAAATAGTACCAAAATACTTAGATGCATCCCGATAATATCTGTTTTCTACCCTTAACTTTGTTTTTCATGGTGAACCGCTACATGCCTGTTTTAGATTGCGGTGGTGCCATGCGCCAATTATTTACTAGTGCAGTCCCCCGAACAATTAGTTATAGTACTGCATGCGTTGCCTAATATGTTTTTTTAGGTTGTTTAGCTTTTTTGCTAAATAATTTGCTAAAGAATCCTTTTGGCTTCTTGTTTTGTTTTGATGAATTATTTATACGTGTTCTAGGTGGTGGCACTGGTGGAGTACCATTTTTGCGTAAATTAGTATTTTGTTTCTTTTTTGCTATATTCGCCGCAGTGGATACATTTGGCATTACTGTTTGCGGTTTCATATTTAAGTCGCCGAGTGATTGATGCGTGGGTTCTGCATTGTTGTATCCAGTCTTCTTTGTAGTACGTGCAGCATTTTGTGTAGCAATAGGATTAATTTTGCCATAAATGACTTCTTGTGGCGGTTTCATCGGAGGACGCCGCCCTTTATAAGCATTCTGTGCAAAACTTTGTGTTGTATATGTTACATTATTGCTACGTGCAGCATTTTGTGTAGCAATAGGATTAATGGTGCTATAAATGTCTGGCTGTTTTATTGGAGGACGCCGCTCTTTATAAGCATTCTGTGCAAAACTTTGTGTTGTATATGTTACATTATGCTTCTGTATTGTTTGTTGTTTATGGCGCCCGTTTGGTTGTGATGGTATAATGTTATAATTATTATTATTATTGGGGGTGCGGTATGACATGATTTGTAAAAAATTAAGATATTTATTATAAATGCATATATTTTCCCAGTTCACTAGCAAAAACCATAACTATATTATAGAATTTTAACTAATTGTGCAACTGCGATTATTTGTGTATCTTTGAAATTGAAATTACTTGCTAATATTTTCACTAATATCTTGGTTTTCTTCTTTTTAGTTATAGCGCTGGTGCTTTTACTAGTGCTAGATATTCCCATATTACTGATGCCACTATTGCTATCTTCCAATTTAGTAAAATCAGTATTGCCGACATGGTGTGATTTTAGCAAATAAATTTCCATTGGTGTACATGTCAAATTATCAATATATGCTAATATTTGAGTCTTGTTAGCCTCTGCTACATAGCATTTTAATTCTGCTCCAATTCCCGGATTACATACTTGTGTCTTGAATATAACATCAAACATTATAGTACTAGTAAAATTAGCATTGTTTATCAATCCTAATGTGCGCGATATAATCTCAGTAGAATCTGGCATTACATAACCTGCTTTTATACAGCGGCCTTCAAAATCAGCACGTAATTTCCTTGTCAATGTATTCATAATATCTTTGCCATTCAGTTCTTTAGCAGTTAAAAACACACGTTCTGGAATGCGAATTGTCTTGACATATTCTGTCATTTTGTACTACGATGATATGATTTTATTGGTAGTTATGCGGATGATGGCTGGCGGATGATGGCTGGGATGTAGCTAGCTAGTATGCTAGTAGGAATAGTAAGATAATAACAATTTTAGCAAAAATGGAATAGTAGCCAAAATTGTTTTTAAGAATAGTAATTATAAGGAGTGAAATCGCCGCTAGTTACTGAATTACCAATCAGTGGCTAGTTCAGTGTAACGGCAACACCCCATTGTGATGTGAGTCGCATAATGGGAGTGTTCTTTTTTTAGAAATGGGCTATAAATAAAATGTGGATAAATAATAAATGCATTCACATAATGTGTGGCTTGCCCTTATTGCTCTCGCTCTCGTAGTTGTGACTGGATTGCTCGCATCCGTTGTGCATTCTGTGCAAAATCCTAAGGTATATAATATGCCATATTTCCCCACAGCTCAGCCATTACCGCCACCAATTGGGAGTACTACTATGTAATTCTTATATTACTAGCATTTTTTTGAATTTGTAAAATAGTTGATAGGAATAATGTAACAGCGATTGTTGTTATATTTTCTTAAAATTGTTATCTTTTATTTTATGTTCACAAGTCATACCCACACCCACACCCACACTCACACACATACCCACACTCACACACATACCCACACCTACACTCACACACATACCCACACCAACACCCACACACCCCCGCATATATACATGTCTGAATCAACGCGCAGAGAACTTGCTAGTCATATTACTGACATTGTTCATCGGCTTAGTCGCAAATATGAGTTACAGCACTCTGTTCATGAATTCACTTCATTTACCATTACTGCCCATATTTCTAACATCCATGATATAATGCATATCACACTTCCGCAATTTCCTCTAACATCTTCCACACTGCAGCAAAAGCAGCCATTGGGGGGTATGGGGGAGCGAAGTCACCCCCAGCAGCAGCCAGTCTATAATTTATCTGACATTGACCAAATAATTATAGATGAATTGCGCGGCAGCAGAACATCAACTGAATTAACAATAAAATTAGATATTTTACATGGGGAATCATGGGATGTATGTGAAGTACACAAATGGGATATCACATTAGACCCAACAGCACAGACACCTCAATCTATTCAGTTAGAATTAGTTTATTCTCAATCGGATTAATAGAACTCAATCGGATTAATAGAACTCAATCGGATTAATAGAACTCAATCGGATTAATAGAACTCAATCGGATTAATAGAACTCAATCGGATTAATAGAACTCAATCGGATTAATAGAAATAGTACTAAAATAACAAAAAATGCAATCATATAGTAAAACATGGGTGAATTCACACAATCATATTACATTGCTGCTGATGATGACACACATAGTGTTAAAGTGGATAAAACACGATGCATGTGTTTAGATTATGACACTAATGAGCAGCGACCTATCCAACGTTGCCGTAATAAAGTAGTTCCCGGTTATCACTTTTGTGATAAACATTTCAATTGTGCTGCTAATCTTAGTGAATATCGCAGTGGTGCAGAGCCTGTGTATGCGCCGCAAGAATGGCGTGATAAATATATTGAAGGCAGTCATAATTGCTATTCCTATTTTTTAAATAGTAAAGTGCAAGCAGTGCGGGAGAAATGTCAATCAAAATGTGCAAATAAATCCGCACAATGTCCAAAAGAGAATAGTGAATGCTCAGAATTAAAACCACAACCGGGTGACCATCATTTAATAAAAACAACGGGAAGTGCATATGAAAAGGATACAGTATATAGATGTCCACAGTTGGAACGCAAGATATTAAAGGATAATGAGATGTTAGTACCGGTACCATTTCATAGGAAATGTCCTGCTAATTTCTTTAAAGGTGCTATGGTAGTGGATAGGGATCACACATTTCATTTTTATAGACAAGATAGTAATGGACAATGGAGTCATAAACCGGGAATATCCCCAGTATCAAATAATGATGCAACAAGTAGACCAATTTATATACCACATATTGCAGATCGCAATTATGCTAGAGATAAAAGTGAAAATAAAGAAGATGATGCTATCAATTATACCGATTTCTGCGGATATTATTGCATACCTGATGCAAATTATACTAATATATTTTTAGCATAAAAACTGCCGCAACACTTATTATATATCTAATAATGTTTTGTCTTATTAGCAACACTCACAAGGTATGCAGACATACCAATATCCGCAATTAGCATCATGCCAATTAGCACAAGCAACAACATGCAAGTCTCCTGCGACGACATTTTTTGATTTTATTTATACTGATATATTATTTTGCATAAGATTTCAAAAGATTTCAAAAGATTTCAAAAGATTTCAAAAGATATCAAATATAAGTAAATGAATGCCTCTTCGTCTAACAATCCATTTAATTATAATCGCCGTAAATTTAATACATTAAAAATACTCCCGTATCGCAGCACTAAACTGCCTATTACGCAGCGGCGCATTTTTTTAAATAATACACTAGTTCGTAATGCCGCAGTAAAAGAGCGTATTCAGCATCTAGGTATTCCGCCAGCATATCTTAAAAATGGTGTAGTTATTGCTAAATCACCAGATAATAAAGTGCAATGTATGGGAATGAATGATAAACATCAAGTGCAATATATCTATCATCCTAATTTTATCAAACGCCAAACAGTTCAAAAATATAAAAATGTAGTAAAGCTTGGTGATGTAATTCCACGTATTGAAGCCACCACGCAATCCGCTATCACTAATCTTGTTAATAAGGCGCGGGTAGTTGTGGGACATCATCGGCGTTCTGCCGATGCTATTCTCACACAAGATGAGTTGCTCACACTAATTGTATATATGCTAATCAAATATCATTTTAGAATCGGAAATATTAAATATAGTACTGCTAATAAATCTTTCGGCATAACTACTCTTAAACCTGAACATATCCATTTAAGTGAATATCCTAAATTTAGCATTAGATTTATTGGTAAAAAAGGTGTAGTGAACTCTATTGCTGATACTAATCCATTAATGTGGACAGCACTTAGCAAATTACTTGCACATCATAAAAAACAATGCCGCCGCAGCAGCGGTAGCAGTAGCAGTAGTAACGGACAACCGCACCGCACAGCTGGAGTGTATGCACCATATTTATTTAGTACTGGCGATAGTTTGATAACACCAGCAATGGTAAAAGACTACTTGCGTACTAAATATAAAACATATATCACACCGAAAATGTTCCGCACATGGTATGCTAATTATCATTTACTCAATTATCTACGCCAACATCAACAACATTTTATCAGTAATAGTGCTAAAGATAAACGCGCACAACAACAGTGTTTAAATGATGCTGTTACTTATGTTAGTGAGAAACTCAATAATTCACATGCTATTAGCCGAAAAGCATACGTTAGCAACGGAGTATTTAATGTTATTTTGAATAATCCACGCAAATTTGTGCGGGAACTTCCAGCACAAACAGAACTACACCAATATTTAGCAAAAATAATGAAAGAAATTGCATAGATAATATGGCACTACACTATACTGTACTATACTATTGCAACAGACTTGTGTAATTGCGATTTAAATTAGTGCGTGCATATTGTAGCATCAAATCCATGCATTTACTAATATGTGCCATAATAGTACCATTACAATACTTATTGTTACGCAATTCAGTTAATAGTGTGTAAATATTAAATACTGGTAAATTATCAATCATATTACAGAAATATGATACCCCTCCATTAGGGACTTGTAAATAATCCATGTAAACCATTAAGCATTTATATGATAGATATGATCTATTAAGTGATAACTTAGGTATGGATTTACATTTTCTTGATGGATACAGTATATCCATCGCCTGTGTGCGGCAATAACCTATATCAATATTGCATATGTTAAGATAATTTATGCATGGCATCTGCAATGACCTACTAATACTATCCGCACAGTCTAAAATACCACTAAATTTCACACACATGCTACTCCGCGCATTAGCACATTCAATTTTTAGTATATTGTATGGCATATTTATAAAATATAATGTAGTAGTATCACATGTATCCAACTTAATAGAACTTAAATGAGTTGCCAAATTATTAAATGTGTGGCGTAGATATGTTAATGTTTGTGTGGGTGAGTTTTTACTATTATGAATAATATGTACTTTTTTAGTAGTTGCTGGTAATATATCCAATATACCATCCCTTATATCGCGAATATCAGCAATATAAATAGCTAACATGTCTAATGGATTAATAATGCATCCATAATAGTGTGCTGGATTAATATCTAAATATTCATAATATGCCTGTTCAGATAGCATAGTGTACTTTTTAATATTTGCAGTTTCGCGCTAAATTAATAATTATTTATATACGGATAGCAGTTTATCACTGTTTTCTAGTTGCTGTTTACAACTATGCTGCCATGCAGTATAGTAGTTTCTTTAAGATTTAGGAGTTGTTACTAAATGAAAAGTATAACACTACTATAAAAACTATAAGCCGTCACTAGACTAGATATGAATTTATATTTTGCAGAAATTGTACCACATGTGTATTGGACTTATTATGATTCTAGTATAACATATCAACCACAACATAAAAACTACATAACACAATTATGTAATCGCTATCATATTAAACACTTAATCAAAGTAGATTCATTATATAAAAAACTGCCATCACCACAATTATTATATTCTACAATGTGTTCGGATATCATTCATAATTATCGTAATGCTATTCCCACATTGATAATATCAATATATTATAATGATATTGCATTAGGCGGCATAGTTCATTTCTTTAGTAAGATGGTACCAACTATGTCGCATGCAACAATCATTGATAACTTGAAATATAAAATCATTAATTGCCCCGAAGTTCCATCCACATTTATAATGCAATAATATAGTATTTAAGTGCAAAATTGATTGCAGCGATTATATAAAATATTAAATAGCAATACTAGAATGGCACGCAGTATAATATTCCATGATAATTATGAATATTTAAGTTTGTATTACTATAGAGGTGTGTCGCACTTACCACTATGTATTGATATTGATACACTTCGGTATAATAATTATGATGCAACATATATAGTATCACGTATCATTGATACATTACCATATACAGCAACAGACATCGCTATTCACAATAATAGATTAATAATTAATTATGCACGGAATACATTCAATAATTTGCCAACTCATTTGCGGTTTCTTAATATTAGTGATATTGCAACTGCAATATGCGATAATGTGCAATTAATTAATTTGCCGTATTATATAGTGCAAATTTATTGCAGTAATATTTACATTAAATATAATAGTAGTTTGAAGAAAATAAATAGATTAGTTGACCCATTATATAGCGTGCCACCTCCATTACTAATAAAAACAATGAATTACCTAAATATTGAGGTACTGACATATTATTTGCTGTATAGAATATCGGATTATTGTCGCGAGCATCCAGATATAATACCATATTTATGTCGCACAGCACAGTGTGATATTACTAGTTTTTATGGTATTTATACAATTACAACTGATTATTTGCATTGCAGTTTATCAATTGCATCATATGAAAAATGCAGAAATAATGATAATTTAGTAGCAACTATATTCCATAAACCTGTATCACTTAGTCGCAATTATAAAAAACATTAATATACGCTAGTTATGGTATGCTACCATTCTACCATTCTACCATGCTACATACATGCTATGTGTTACTATTTTATTAGGAACGGCGTGATAAGTGTATAATGCGTTCTTCAGTAGATAAATACCATTTTTGGGTACCATCTGGTGGTTTATTTATAAATCCAAGTTCAATATCATTGCATCGCACTGCTTTATTAGTATTCATTTCAGGTGTATATTTGAAGTTTGGATAGAGTAATTTGAGATATTTGCGAATTAATTCACCGTTCATATTGTTGCATTTTAGGCCTTTTACGGATTCTTTTTCACCTTTAGCAATTTTATCTACAATTTTCAAGAATGGACTACTATCGCGCGATTCTAGTACCATGTATGCATATAACTTACCAATTGACCATTTCCATGCACGTTGTTGATTTTCTAGTAATCTCTTTTTATTCCCTAAATCTAGTGCAAATTCATGTTTTTCATCATTATATTTCCATAATTCTAATTCATTAATATTCGCTATCATAAAACCATAATATGCAGCACCACTATCTGTACTAGCACTAATACCACTTTTTTTATTACTTGTACTATCAGAACCACTAGAACGTTCAGGATAAATCATGGTAACAGTGACAAAATTAGGCTGCATTAATTTCTTTAATTCTAGTTCAATTCCTTGCAGAGGAGTATGTTCTATTAATTTGCCTAATAATTTGCGGAATATGTTAAGTTTAAAATTATAGGATAGTTTTTGATATATCATGTTTAATATTTGCATATCAGTAGCAGGTACATTATATGTATACATATGTTCTGATTTAGTTTTTGTTTTAGTTTTATATTGTGCAAATGTATGATTAATTGTAGTGATAACATCATTATAATTAATTTCATGTGTTGCTTGCAATTTCTCTTTACGTTGATGCAATTGGGTTGTAAAATGTTGCAATTTAATTGCAAAATTATCAGGTGGCCGTGGATTCAGTTGGCGATATAGACTTACATCATGTGGCAATGTACTTTCAATTAATCTTATTGTATCATCAATCATTACTATATTATATTCAATACCACGTTTAATATCACGGATTTTAGTGGATAATAATTGAAGAATAGCGGAATTAAAGAGTTGCATTGAAGGTGGTTGTATTGCTGCGATTAGATTATCTAGAGATACATTGTAATATTTCAATAATAGTTGTTTTATTTTTTGTGTCATTTCTTCAATAATTTTATCATAATCAGTTGACATATATGGCGGATGATATATATCATCAATTTGGCGGTGGCCTATATCTTTCTTAGAAATAGTATTACATTTATAGGTACAATCCTTTTGATAAAAGCAGAATTTGCTATATTCTTGATCTGCTAAACTGACTTCCACATGTTTCTTTTGAGATGTTATAATTGGAATTTTGCCCGGAAAGCGCTCTGCTGAATATTGATTGTCTTCTAAATTAAATTCGCAATCAATAGCATTTTCTTTTAGTAGTTTTTCAATAATACCGCTTGCTACTGCTTTTTGTTCGCATACTTTGTAAATAGCGAGTTCACGGCTCTCAATTTTCTTCATAGTAGTTGCGCATAAATATACACTAACATTCCGTTCTTGCGGCGGTAAATGATTATGCGATCCTTGGCGAATCACACGTCCAATACTCTGTTCTAATTTATTAATATGATACCATGGTTCATATATATACACTTCGCGGTAGCCGAATAAGTTGAGACCTTCACTGCCTTTACCACTGCCAATAAATACTTTCACTGATTTCTCATAAATCATCTTTTCCCGCAATTTCAAATAATCCTCAGAATGTGCAGATAAATGCGAATCACTTGTATACATAACATAATCACCACGATATTCAGCTGTTTTATATTGACTATGCACTAATGGCACTCCATGCATCTTATATCTCTTATAACCATTCATTTCCAATGCCATAGCAATAGGAATCGCACCAGCTTGAACAAAGAAACTATAGATAAATACGGGGCCACTACTATTTTTAATAGTATCAAGTATCATTGCCATTTTACTACTCCAATTCTCCAATTCTGGCATAATGAATCGCTTTGCATGTTCAGGATTTTTAAAGGAATATGATACACCAGCACCCACAATTCGTGGTGTTGCAATTGCTTTTAAGCCTTTACGTCCATAACATAATTCCAAATTATTATTGGTTTCATCCAGTGATTGAAACACAAAATTAGATATTTGCCGTTCATCACTATATGCTACTGCACTGACATTCACATCTACTGATTTCTCAAATTGTGCTAATAATTCCTCCTCATGCCGTCTATTATCAGTGCTTGTTCTTATCCTACTCCCCTCTTTAGTTAGTAGTTTTGATGCTGCTGCATCCATAGATGGTAATGTAATGCTGCTGCTTCCTATATCTTCAAGCAATGAATCACTTACAATAGCATCTATTATATCCCCGCTGCTGGGGGTGACTTCGCTCCCCCATAGCCCCCGATGATTGGGGGTGACTTCGCTCCCCCATAGCCCCCGATGATTGGGGGTGACGAAGTCCCCACTGTTGGGGGTGACGAAGTCACCCCTACGACTGCCAGATGAAACTGATTGTTTAATAGTTTTATTATAAAGTTCTACAATTTGCAATTGTATACCAGCTAATGGGCATGTTACAATATCTAAAAACTGAATGCGTGATGTTGTGCGTAGTCCTTCAATTGTGTATCGCGGATATTCATCTAACATACGATTTAGTACATTGTGACGGGCGGATATTCTAAGGGGGAAATCAAAAGGACTATTACCCCGCATGTATGATATGTATCCTCTAGCACCTTCTAATAATTTAGCAGTACCATCTGGTTTTTTCAAGTTATCAGTAGTGTCAAATATCTCTGATTCTACTAATTGTGGCCGTTTATCATTCATTAATAGATAATTCAAAATACTAATAATATCGCGCGCAGTATCAAACATCGGAGTTGCAGTTAGCAATATTAATCGCATATTTTGGGCATATCTTACTACTAATTTAAGAATGTTTGATACTATTTTATCATCTCCAGTTGTGCCAGCTGTACTGCCACTGCTACTATCCTCTGCACTAGGGATGTCTGTGCTACTGCTACTGCTACTGATAGATTTATCTAATATGAAATTATGAGCTTCATCAATAATAAGGACAGTATTATTGAATACATCACGAATAAATTTGCGTATTTTCACTTCGCGTTGGATTGCAGTATGGCCAGCTGCTAAATATTCTAGCTTATCGCGAATATTCATGGCCCATTTTTTAGGATTAGTTAAATTATATGTTGCACGAATTTCCTTTTTAACTTTCTTTTCAACTGTGTCACAATCATCTGAACGCCCTTCCATACATCGCCGTAAACTATATTGCACTTGTGGTGATTGTAAAAAACTCATACCAGTACATTGTTTATCTGGTTTACCACTCCGAATCTTAGACATATCCAACATTTGTCTAATAAATTCCGCTTCTCTTAATATAGTTATATTTTGTACATCTTTTGCATCTTCATCCAATATCATCTTCAAATTTTCAGCAATTGTTATCGCTGTGCATGTATTATGCGTTATTACACAATTTTCCACTAAATAGCAATGATTACCATCCAACGTAAATCCATAATACTGCCCATTCGCATCCCCAACCGCTGTCACTGTAAAATCCACATAATTAAGTATAATACGATCCATATAGGTGCGCGGCGCTATATTATTCGGCCGCCACTTCTTAAATGGTATTTCACTAATCAGGCGATCACCAGTCACGGTGATTACTCCATCAGTCTCATTGCACAATAATCCTGTTGAACGTATTATTAATACAATTTGCCGTACTAATTCTATAGGCGGTACACTGCAACTTGCATTTCTATCAAGTGTTGCACCCCGCGAACAATTACACACACCATGCAATTGAATAATAAAATGTGTAAATGGCGGCACACTTATTGTAGCAGCGCTATCCAATAATCCAGCAATAAAATGCAATCTATTATGCATCGTATTTAATAGCATAGTTGGCATCATTGATTGCAATACACTATCATCTGCAGTTGATATGGAATTACCAATAGAATAGCATGCAGTTGGACTGATATATTTAATAAAAGATGAATTCCAGAATATATTAGTTTTAATGAGTTTATATTGCGCACGTTGTGTAGTTGACATAGATAGGAAAGTAGTAATATTACATTGTTCAGTAAGTTTAGTGGATGTATTATGCAAAATAAGAATGTGATCGGCATTAGCATCAAAATAGTCTTGGGGGTGACTGCGCTCCCCCATAGCCCCCGATGATTGGGGGTGACTGCGCTCCCCCATAGCCCCCGATGATTGGGGGTGACTGCGCTCCCCCATAGCCCCCGATGATTGGGGGTGACTGCGCTCCCCCATAGCCACGCATGCAACGCGATATAATTGGCCAGTTCCACGCCCTAGATTGAGAACATTGCGTTTTTCAGAATTAGTACCCATAACAGTATCACCGGGAATAATATCTTGAACTAGTTTTATAGTGCCATTATACATAATGATAGGTGTATTAATAGCGTGACATTTCCCAACACCAGTACCGTGCCAAATGAGTAACCCGCGATAAGGGGATGATGGGGACATGAATTCGCGAAGGAATTTCTGTGTTGGTGTTAATGTGAAAAATGGGTCTTGATGGCGATAATCTCCTTTATGCAAATCTTTATTAGTCTTAAATCCTTCTACTAATTGCTGATCATGTAACTCATCCACTGGTATCTTATACAATTGAAATAATGGATGCGACGCAATAACTGCATTAAATGCAGTATTAGTTAAATGCGGATAATAACTATGCGGAATCTGAGTTCTTAATTCATTGTATTTTATTAGTAAATCTTGTACTTTCTTATTGCGCACTCTAGTTGATAATGATTCATCCACATATAATGCCTCAAATTGAGTACCAATCTCATTTAATTTATTCACTAATTCCCGTAATTCAGGTGTCATTATAAAATGTGGGGCATTCTCTTTAGATGTATCCATAGATATCTGTGTTTTTTTCTTAGTGATTGCTAATTGTTTTGATACTATGGTTGTAGGGGCTTTATGAGTTTTAATATTGCTTGGTGGCATGTGGCAGTTCTTTATTTAGTTTTACATTTTATCAGTAGAGTAGGGTAGAGCAAAGGGGGTGTGACTATGCTGCCCCATCTGCCCATCGTTTATTATTTAAAAAATGGTAAAGCTAAGTATAATAAGTATAATAAGTATTTGTGTGGATAATAACACAACTTTAAACATTAATAAAACACAAGAAGACTAATGAAATATGGCATCGCGCTATTATAATCAGCAACAACAGTGTGGTAATTGTGGTAAAACTGGACATGTGTATAGGGAATGTACTAAACCGATTACTAGTTATGGTATAATATGTATAGGATATCATAAAAATGATAGAACACAACCACAATTATTATTAGTTCAACGTAAATTTTCAATAGGAATGATGGAATTTATTCGTGGAAAATATGAAACACATAATGAAGCTTATATTATTAAATTATTTGGCGTAATGTCAGTTAATGAAAAGGATAATATATTAGCTATTCGCAATTATGATATATTGCGAGCGCAATTGGGACCAGAAAAGAATTTGTTATCTTATAAACGTGAATATATTGATGGTAAACAGAAATTTAATACATTGCTAGAACACAATACTTTAGATCGTCTAATCACTTATAGCAAATCTCATAGTGCAAATTGGCCAGATACTGAATGGGGATTACCAAAAGGGCGGCGCACACAAGGTGAATCTAATTTGGAATGTGCTATTCGTGAATTTCAAGAAGAAACTAGTGTACCAACTACTGATTTTATTGTGTATTCTAATATTATTCCATTGGAAGAAATCTATACTAGCATTAATAATATTACTTATAAACATACTTATTACATTGCGGAATATGTAAAACCAATAGATGAACCAGTATTAGAAATTAAAGAAACAATACCAGAACAATATAATGAAATTGCTAATATTAAATGGCTTGATGAAACATCCGCATTTAATATGATACGACCCTATTATCACAATAAATTAGCAGTAATCGCAAAATCACTCCAAATTATCAAAGCATTACCCAAATATTTTGAATAACAACATCACATCCCCGCACACTGTGCGCGCACATCAAGCGCGCCAAAAGAACTAAAATCACAAAAAAAACAATATATTGCACATAATTTATTATAATGTTCAAGTAAATGGTCTAATTAGCATAAATCATTATACAATTAGGGCTATGCAAAAGGGCTGCGCGCTCAATTGGCCGCTTCGTCGTGTATCATGTTCAGTAAAATGTGGTTTGGATGAGCATCAGCTGCCCAAGGATCATGTAATTCAATGAGTGGGACATGTGCATTTTGTCGCACTGGTTGCAAATCCCACGCTAGTAGTGCATCATCAACATAATGTTGTTTTCTCTTTTCCGTATCAATGAGCAATGCAGTTGTATCTTGCAGTTGCATGAGTACATTCAATATGTCTTGTGTTCCGTGTTGCTGTTTTGCAGCATTTGCACAATCTGTGAATATATCCATCATTTCTTCCAAAATTGGTAATGTCGCATTTGTTAATGCTGCAGTCATTCGCACAGTGTAAGTGTGTAACATTGTATCCCTATCAACATTCGCCATAGCTATGGCACCAATATATGGTAGCCAATACTTCTCATTCGCATGCAACAATATCTGCGCATGATGCATTGCATCAATCATCCTTTCAACATCATTCGCAGCAGCCATAACAGCGGATGTTGATAGCACTTAACTAATACTATGTTAGATGTTTATCTATTATCAATTTTGGTTTTTTATTCCATTTTATGCAAGTAAAATTTGAGATGCAATGTAAGCCAATTAATAATGATGCTGCAGGGGGAATTGTGGGGCTTTGCCTCATACATTATCGTCATCATGGGGGTGTGAGGGAATTGGGGTTAAGGGGGCGCGAAGTCGCCCCCTGGGGGAATTGTGGGGCGCATCCCCGCAATACACCCATCGCATCGTACATTGGCGTCATCATGGAGGTCTAGGGGGAATTGCGGGGCTGCGCCCCGTAATACCCCCTATTGTAGTTTTTATAATATGTTCAATATCATATTCCAATTGATGATATTTAGTTCGTGCAACTGTATTTTGCAAAATTAAGATGTAAATACTGCATGGTCTAATATGTGATAATGCTTTGCGGCGATGCATTTTATAATTCACAAATAATGCATTTTGTTGCGGCACATCATAGCATTTAGTGAGTATACCACTTGCTTTTAATAATTCAAATGCATCAAATGGTGCTAATTCCCCCCATTGTGGCAATATTGTAATAATAGTAATTCCAATTGCGGAAGTGTATTGTGCATTTAGCCATGTTATAAATTGCTCAGCCATTCTTAGCATAATTGTTTCATCAAATGGGGGATTAGCTACCATAAATATATCGCCACCGATGCTGCTATTGCTATTGCCATTGCTACTAATAAGTCTTATATTAGGGAAAGAGCCACGTGATCCAAAATATTGTTCAATATCATTGTATAAACTAGCATAGTTACTAAAATGGCGATTTATTCCACTTGCGAATAATTCCAATGATATAGGATATTTAGCATTAAGTTGCTCATAAAATGTGGGGTGTAGTGCTAATTGATGATTAGAATCACAATACCAAAAATACCGCAATAATAGAATAGCTATATCTTGATTCTTGCATCGTAATGAACTATTGTAAGATTTACTTAGTTTTACTGATAACTCATAATTAATAGTAAATTCCAATTTATAGGTATCTACGCGAATTTGTGTTATTATAATTTCGTTGCATGGAGATAATTTATTATTCAACGGGGGGGAATTAGGTAAAGACTTATATAATATTGTTACATTAACGAATGCTGCACCACCAGTGCGACAAATTACTACTCTGTCTCTATTAGGTTCAATCTCTTTTGCTGTTGGACATATTCCAATATATTCTGGGGAATTAACATATTGTATTAAATCATTACATATTGCAGTGCATTTTTCACCTAATTTCCAAGAAGTCACCATATTGCGCGATTCATCAAATGTACACTGTAATATTGTAGAAACATCAATAATTAATTGATGATAGTCACCAATATATTTATATGGAATGACTGGATCATACATAGGTTGTGCAGCAGTACTGCAACTGTTATAACAATCCATCATCCATAAATTAATTAGTGGCAGAATTCTATAAAATTCGCGGTTCATATTGCATAGTTGGTCTTTGACTATTACTGCTGATAAATCTAATGAATTAAGCATTTCAATAAATTTGGAATAGCGATAACATTCTAAATTTATTGTTGGCTGATGTAGTTGTAATTCTTCTGTATTCATCACTTTTTTCACACTTAGTACTAAAATTCTTGATAGTAAATATGACTGATAACTGATTACTATATTACATTAAAGATAATTATAATAACAATTTTAACAGTAATGATTCTGCGGGCAGTAGCACTACTAGCTCTACTAGCTATGCATGCAATTACTAATTACAAAGAATTAAAAAAACAACAACAATTACAATACTATGAGAATGTGTTGCCTTTGCGAAATAGAGCAACATAGTATAGTTATAGGAATAGTATCACCCATTACGCAGTTAGAGTTAGATAGAAGTATTTAGCGTCTGCATTTATAGCCATAAGTTGGCGGAAGTGGGATGGGATTATAGGTAAACATTTGTGCAGAATTGAGATGAATTGGAGCAGTACGAATGACACGCCCTTTTGTTTTTGGACTATCGCGGATTAAGATATCAGGACGTTGACAAGCTGCCATATTATTAGATGTTGCACATGGATTTTGATATTGAAATGTAGGACATTTACTATTAATGCGAGTAATACCGCGCAAATCCGATTCCAAATCTACTAAATTGCCTTCAATATGACTCACAGTTGTGCCGCCCATGATACCGAATTCAATACGGGCTTTATTATCATTATGATAACGGCAAGGATCCATAACATAACCTAACATACCAGCATCTTCGCGCAATTTATGAGAATATGCGCACCTATCATACAACAATCTTTCGGATGTCATAGTAATTTAAATTGAACGTACATTTTTTAATAAATACTTTTGATAAAGTTGATAAAGTTTATAAAGTATGGACACACAAGAATTAGATGGCACAGTATCACCAGTAACTACTAAATCCAGTAAAAAAGTTATTGAACAATATTTTGATGTTTATAATGAATTAATTCCAAAATACACAGCATTAGGACATCGCAAAATAGCATTATTATATCAAGTCGGTTCTTTTTTTGAATGTTATGGATTAGAATATCCACCTAATCATCCAGCAACATCATCAACGGCACATCCCACTCAAAAACATAATATGCTAGAAGTATCATGTCAACAATATGGTACTATTTGGGAATTTGCTGATGATTTAAATTTGCGTGCAGTTCATTATAAAAAGCATATATATCGCGATGACCCCACTATAAAAGTATATATTGCAGGTATACCAGTATGTACTAAAGATAAATATTATCAATTAGCTGAGCGCGCTAATTGGACACTTATACGATTTGAGCAAGTAAAATCAGTGATTGATAATTCATATGAACGTGTAATATCAGAAATTACTAGTCCCGGCATTAATATTAACAGTATCTCACCTAGCAATATCATCGCAGCTATTATCCTAGAATCAGTTCCTAATTATGAGCGCGGTCATCGTAGCAATACAATAGACACACACATTATTTATAGTGCATTCTCATATATTGATTGTATAACTGGCGAAAATGGCGTAGTAAATATAACACCCCAATCCAGCAGCAATATTACTATTATGTTTGATGAAATCTTAAAACATATATTAATCAAGAATCCTAAGCATATCAATATATATCTCAATAATTACACATGTGATAGTGATATTCTTATTAATGCTTTTCATTTATATCATCGCACATCTTACAATATTTGGAATGATGCAACTGGGCAAGCTGAAAAACTAAAATATCAAGATGAAATTTTCAACAAATTCTACTATAAAGAACGTGGCATATTGTCAATTACTCAGCAATTGGATTTAGAATCACCAGAATATATTTATTGCCGTACTTGCTTAGTCCTACTATTAAATTATATCGCGGCACATGACGCATCAATTATAGCGCAATTGAGTAAACCTAATATTAGTTGCAAATCAGCAGATTATCTGATTTTAGGCAACAATCCATTAGAACAACTTGATATTATCAACAGCAATACGGCGCAGGGGGGCATGGGG